ACGGGATGGTTAAGGGGTTCGGTGTTCTTGACCAGTGGGCATTAGATAATAATATTGAGCAGCCGAGTATTAATGCAGTGGAGTGGGTTATGCAGGACAAGAGTGTGATGGTGGTGGTCCAGACTCACGCTGATGCAATATATTATCAACAGTTTCGGCCTGATGTTGGTAATAGGCATATATGGTCAATGGAGGAGTTAGAGTTATTATTGCAGTCAGATATTATTAAGGATATTATTAAGGCAAAGGCGTTACTACCAGGCACAAGGATGGTACAGGTGACGCCAGGTGGTAAGACAGGGTTTGATGACTGGCCTGATGCTGACGTTGACCTGAGTGGGGGAATCAAGGAGCCTTTGTTCAACTTTGAACACGCAAGGATGATGGGTGGCGTTAGGAGCCGTTAAAATCGACTCAGGTGGCATCAAAGGTACAGAGTGGTACTTGGGGTGCTTGGTTCAACGATAGACGATTGTGGAGCGTTTAAATGCCTGGCAATCCAAAGGTAAGGCAAGACGTTGCGATGTTGGAAGACATTGACAGCGACATCGTTTTGTCCATGTTCGAGGTCGGAAAGTCAAAGGCAGACATCTGCCGTGAGTTGGGTATCGGCAGGCGTGGATTGGACAAGTGGATCGACGAAAATGATTACGAGCCTATAATTACACGCGCGCGGGTGGAGGCGGCTAGTTTGTTGGCGAGTCAGACATTAGAAATTGCTGATTCAATTGATGACGATAACCCGAGCAAGCCGATGCACCGCATCAGGACGCGACAGTGGCTGGCTGAACGCTGGGATGCCAAGACGTACGGCGCGAAACAGGCAGCGGTGACGGTCAACATAGGCAACCTGCGCCTGGACGCCTTGCGCCAGCTTGAGGTGGTCGAGGACTTATCCACAGGCGAAACGTAGACTTTCCAGCTCTATCCTGTGGATAACTACAGGATATGGCTAAAGTGTCTGTATAGCCTGTGGATAAGCCATTTGCTTGTTAACATAATGGACATCGTATTAAGCATTCGGTGCATAACTGCTGTTTCCGTATGTTTTACGCAACATGGTGAGTCCAGGCGCTGGCGGCTCCAGCCTGCCGCGCCAGCCGGGTGACCCCCCCCGTCAGCGCCAACGGCGGGGGCGGCAGTTGCAGCACCAAACGCCTACCGAAAAAAATAAAACGTAACGTAAAAAATAAAACGTAACGTAAAACGCCACACGCCAAGCGTTACACGCCTACCGTAAAAAATAAAACGTAACGCCAATCGTTACACGCCAAGCACCCCCCCACCCACCGCAACACGCAATACGCCTTCCAAAAAAAATAAAAAATGCATAATATGAAATATGACCACTGACGCTAATCCGTTCCTCGCCTTTGCCAAGCTGTATAAAAACAACCCTGTGCTGTTTGTAAGGGAAGTGCTTGGCGTTAAGCCTGATCCGTGGCAAGAGGAATTCTTGGGGCATATCGCAGCCAACAACAGGCGCATCAGCGTCCGAAGCGGACATGGCGTAGGCAAGAGTACGGCAGCGTCCTGGGCCATCATCTGGTATCTGCTGCTGCGCTTCCCGGTGAAGATTGTGGTTACCGCACCCACCAGCAGTCAGCTATACGATGCGCTGTTTGCTGAACTGAAACGCTGGGTGAAGGCGCTACCACCGACACTGCAGGAGCAGCTGGAGGTGAAGCAGGACCGCATCGAGGTTAAGGAGGCACCGACAGAGGCCTTCATCAGCGCCAGGACATCACGCGCAGAGCAGCCCGAGGCGCTGCAAGGCGTCCACTCCGACAATGTGATGCTGGTGGCTGACGAGGCTAGCGGTATACCAGAGCAGGTGTTCGAGGCGGCGGCAGGCAGTATGTCAGGCCACAAGGCCGTAACTTTGTTACTAGGTAACCCGGTCCGCAGCAGCGGTTTCTTCTTTGATACCCACAACCGCCTGAAGGATGACTGGGTGACGATGAAGGTGAGCTGCGCCGACAGCCCCAGGGTGTCAGACGCCTACATGGATGAGATGAAGTCCAGGTACGGCGAGGAGTCCAACGCCTACCGGATCCGGGTGCTGGGCGACTTCCCGCGCAGCGACGACGATACGGTGATACCAATGGAATTGCTGGAGGCTGCAACCAACAGGGACGTAGCAGTCAGCCCAATAGCCAAGGTTGTGTGGGGGCTGGACGTTGCGAGGTTTGGCAGTGACAGGAGCGCACTGTGCAAGCGGCAGGGTAATGCAGTTACCGAGCCAGTAAAGACTTGGAAGAACTTGGACCTGATGCAACTAACTGGTGCGGTGATGGCTGAGTACCAAGCATTGCCACCGGACCAGCGTCCGCATGAGATTATGGTGGATAGTATTGGGCTGGGGGCTGGTGTGGTGGACAGGTTGCGTGAGCTGAAGTTGCCAGCCATTGGGATTAACGTGGCAGAATCCCCGGCATTGGGGAGTACGTACAGGAACCTGAAGGCTGAGTTGTGGCACAAGGCCAAAGCATGGCTGGAGAAGCGGGACTGCGTTATTCCCAAGGATGAGTCCTTGATTGCTGAACTGGCGACAGTGAGGTACTTTTTTACCAGCGGGGGTAAAATTCAGATTGAGGGCAAGGACGAGATTCGCAAGCGTGGCTTGGCGTCACCCGACAAGGCAGACGCCTTTTGCCTTACATTTGCCAGCGATGCCGGGACTGCGATGTTCGGCTCGCAGATGCATAAGTATGGTTCGAGTTTGAAACGTAACCTGACGAGGGCAGCATGAGATCGATACCAAAAAATATGCAACACGCCGTGATGATTATCATGGGCGGTAAGGAGCCTGGTGATTCCTGTCCAGAGGCTACGCAGGACGTGACGCTAAACCTGAAGAACCGGGAGAAGGCGATTACCAAGGCGGCATACGGTCCAGAGAACCCCAAGCTGCCCAATACCGAGTTCTGGATGCGTAAGGCAGAGAAGTGGGACGTGAGCGCCAAGGACGCCAAGATGAGCCGATGCGGTAACTGCTCGGCGTTCAACCAGGACGAGGAGATGCTGGATTGCATTGCCGAGGGTATCGGTAGCGAAGACGTTGAGGATTTGGGGTATTGCGAGATATTTGACTTCAAGTGCTCCGCCAGCCGTACCTGTGATGCTTGGATTGTTGAGGATGCAGAGGAAGAAGTGGACACTGAATTGAAATGAACCCTCCCATTGTCATCAGCACCGTCCACGGTAAGGGTTTACCCGTACTGCTTGAGAGTATCAGGCAGTACGCACCTGACGTTCAGGTTTACCTGAAGGGTCCAGAAAAGGTGGTTAGCGGATACGGCTGCACACTGATATTTGGTGAGGCCACCAACTTTGGTGATGACTACAACGCAGTGATTCGCAGGGCGCTGAGTGATGGGTATGGGGCTGTAGTTATTGCGAACGATGATATTGTCTTGACGCCAAATAGTTATAGGATGTTGCTGGACGATGTTGCTATTTGCAAGGAGTTAAACCAAAACCCTGGACTGGTGGCGTCAAGGTCCGATGCAGTCAGGCCGTACCAGAATATCAGGTGGAATGACGGGGAAGTGCTGAATAATATGCAGTTCACGCATGAGTCATTTGTCAAGCCGTTGTCTGTTGTCAGCCCTATATTTGCTTGGATGTCTGCAGAGGCTTTTGAGGATTGTCAGTTTCCACCGATTAATTACTTCAGCGATGATGTCATCTGCGCTGACTTGGTGAAGAAGGGCTACAAGCACTTTCTAAGTGCCAGCTACGTTCACCACATTGGAAGCAGCACCATAGGACGTAATGCCTACGAACTGACGCTGGCGGCTAAACCTTGGATTGACAAGAATCGTCCAACCTACGCAAAAGAATGGTTTTGAAATGGAAAATCTAAACACTGACACCCAGGCCGTTGAGGTGATGGACCTGGACGAACTCCAGGGCATCATCAACATGGAGCTGACCGATGCAGTCAGCTACATTGACACTGACCTGAGTCCCATTCGAGCCAAGGGCACAGAGTATTACCGTGGCGATTTGTTCGGCACCGAGGAAGAGGGACGTAGCCAGGTGGTGGCAATGGAGGTGCGCGATACCGTCAGCGCCATGATGCCAAGCCTGATGCGGATATTCTTCAGTTCAGAGAACACTGTCGAGTTTGTGCCGACGGGACCAGAGGACGTTGCCAATGCACAGCAGGCTACCGACTACTGCAACTTCATCTTCAACTCTGACAACAACGGTTTCCTGACCACCTACGCCACCTTCAAGGACAGCCTGGTGCGGAAGTGCGGAATTATGAAGTGCTGGTGGGAGGAGGACGAGACTGTCCGCATCGAGGAGTATTCTGGCCTTGATGACCAGACCCTGCAAATCCTGATGCAAGAGCAGACTGATGTGATGGTGATGAACACCTACCCTGACCAGATGATGGGTCAGTTGCACGATGTCCAGATCAAGCGGAAGATCAAGGGTGGGCGGGTGCGGATTATGTCGGTGCCTCCCGAGGAGTTGCTGCTGGACCGCCGAGCTAGGTCATTTGATGACTCAGCCATCATTGCCCACCGCCAGATGGCGACAGTGGCGCAACTGATTGAGTTGGGCTACGACGAGGACGAGGTGCGGGAGAACATCACCAGCACCGACTTGGACACGAACGAAGAGTACCTGGCGCGTCAGCCTGTGAGCGCGTTTGGTGTGTCTGTAGAGAGCGCCAACCCCATGATGGAAAGGGTGCTGTACGTTGAGGCGTACCTGCGGATTGACTACGACATGGACGGGATACCCGAGCTGCGGAAAATCTGCTGTATCGGCAGCGGCTACAAGATTCGTAGGAACCTGCCAGCAAGCTACATTCCGTTCATTGACTTCCCCTGTGACCCCGAGCCACACACAAGTCCATTGGAGGCCATGTCCATCTTTGACATCACGCATGACCTGCAAGAGATCAAGAGCGAGATTCTCAGGAACACGCTGGACAGCTTGGCGCAGAGCATTCACCCAAGGACTGCCATTGTGGAGGGTCAAGTCAACATTGAGGATGTCCTAAACAACGAGACAGGCGCAATCATCCGCATGAGGGCACCCGGTATGGTGCAGCCGTTCAGTACGCCATTTGTGGGACAGGCAGCATTCCCGATGCTGGACTACATGGACCAACTGCGTGAGGACCGTACTGGCATGAGCAAGGCGGCTATGGGCCTGAACGCTGACGCCTTGCAGTCCAGCACCAAGGCGGCAGTGGCAGCAACCATCTCAGCCAGCCAAGGCCGCATTGAGTTGATCAGCCGCATCATGGCAGAAGGGATGCGGAAGCTGTTTAAGAGCATCCTGTTCTTGGTGACCACCCACCAGGACAAGGCTCGCATGGTGCGCCTGCGTAATGAGTTTGTGCAGATTGACCCACGAGCCTGGGACGCTGCGATGGACTGCTCTATCAACATTGGCATGGGCAACGGAGACACCAACGAGCGCGTGGCGGCACTGATGCAGATTAGCGCCAAGCAGCAAGAAGTGCTGACCCAGCTTGGTGTGGTGAATCCCTTGGTGACGCCATCACAGTACAGCAGCACCTTGCGGAAGATTGTGGAGCTGAACGGGTTTAAAGACCCAAGCCAGTTCTTCAACCAGATACCCGCCGACTACCAGCCGCCAGCACCACCCGCACCCAAGCCAACACCAGAGGAGATGCTGGCGCAGGTTCAGGCACAGAGCATACAAGCCGACATCCAGAAGAAGGCAGCAGAACTTGAACTCAGCCGCCAGAAGATGGTGATGGACGATGACTTTGCGCGAGACAAGATGTATCAGGAGATGGCTCTAAAGAAGTACGAGCTGGAGCTGAAGTACAACACCCAAATCAGTACAGCTGAGATTACGGCTCAACAGAACATTGACCGTGAGCTGCTTAAACAACAACAACTAGGAACCTTTCAATGACCGAGGAAGACATCATCCGCAAGGGCAACAAGTCAGAGCTACTGCTCCAAGACGAGGTTTTTACCAATGCCCTGCAACAGCTTCAAGATATCCAGGTTTACAAGTGGAAGTCTAGTCTTCCCGATGAATCTGCAAAACGTGAGCAAGCGTGGGCAATGCTGCAAAGCATTGATATGTTGAAAACTGAGCTGAAGAAGATGATTGACAACGGTTGGGTGGAGCGTAAGAAATTGGAACGCACACGTAAATGAAAGGAACTGAAACATGGATAACCTAAATATTGCCAATGCGGCAAGTGCGATTGACGCGATGTTGCCATCGGAAGGTGGGGACCAACAGGACGTTGAGTTGCATGAAGAGTTGACGGAAGTTGACTCAGCGGCTCCAGAGGAGGAATTGCAAGACTCCGATGGGGAACAGTCTGATGAGGATGAGGCCGAGGAGGAGGAGGACAAGCCACCAGTATTCACCGTCAAAGTTGACGGCAAGAATGTCGAGGTCACGCTTGAAGAACTCCAAAAAGGCTACAGCCGAGAAGCAGACTACACCCGCAAGACTCAGCAAGTGTCCGAGGAACGAAGGGCGTTCCAGGCAGAGGCTGAACTTGTGCGGACGGAGCGCCAGCAGTATTCCCAGTTATTGGGGTCACTCCAGGCGCAACTTCAGCAAAACGCTGCACCTAAACTTGATATGGATCGTCTTTACAGCGAAGACCCAATCGAGTGGGTGAGGCAAAAGGAACTTGCAAGAGATGCCGAGAAAGTACACGCTGCCATCGTCTCCGAGAAGCAGCGACTCTCTCACATCCAGGCGCAAGAGCAATATCAGTCTATGCAGGCACACCTCGCACAACAGCAAGATGCCATGCTCAAAGCCATCCCTGAGTGGAGCAATCCAGACAAGGCCAAGGCTGAAAAGACGTTGCTTATTGAGTGGGGACAGAAGCTAGGCTTTTCCTCTGACGAGCTGAAGAATATTTTTGACCACCG